CTCTCACTAGCTTCGCCATGCTCTACGCCCTCGTCAAACTTACCGTCATGCTCATATAGCATGGCATATCCTCCCTCCACCTCACAAATAGAATTCATTTTGGTGCGAGCAAAAAACGACACCACCTTACCATTATTTAAAACAAACTGATCCCCAACTTTCGCCGTGCTTAAGTCAATCATTTTTGTTTCCTTAATTGGTGTAAAAGTCATGGTGCCGCGATCATTCATCATTTCTCTAATCTTAGCTTCGTCAGTTTCGTACTCTACGTATGGCCTTTCATCAAGCCCCAGATCGTAGCGCATGTTTTGCCATTGCTCGCGGGTGTAGTATGTGAACTTACTATAACCAAAAGCATCACAATACTTAGCCCTACTACCATCGCGTCTAATGTATCGACAATCAGTATGAAACCAATCGGGCTCATTAACAGCCAGCCACTCTAGATCGTTTTGTGGTTGAAATTCGTAGCTAATATGGAAGTTACCAATATGAGCAGCTAACGAGTAATCAAACCTAGGATGAGAATAATAAACGTTACCTGTCTTTTCGTTATACGACTCAATTTTCACTTCCGTCTTGCTATCGCTGGCCCAAACTTGACCTTTCATCGGTTTAGCGTTTTTCATTTCATCACACTCCTTTTGTTAGTCTCTATCATCGCCCGGTTAGCCAATTCAAGCTTTTGCTCGGCATCTTCTGCCCTGGCTTTCATGGTGTCGTATTCGCTGGCAAGCACATACACGCCAGAATGATCGCCAGTCATATCGCATGAGTAAACCTGATTAACCGGGCGGCGTTTGAATTCTACTGTGTTCATTTTAGGTCCTTATTAACAAACTCATCGAAAGCTATTATTCTTTTAACTTCTTCGCTCATGTTAATTGGTATTGGCTTTTGCTTGTATTTCCGCTTAGCAATGAAGTGGCCAGCGGCCATACCAATCCAGTAAACAGCCAGCAGCGCCAACCAAAATGCTGTGTATTTATCCATTGCCCTATTCCTCAATCATCATCAATAAACACAACATACACTAAGATTAGGTTGGCGGCAAGAGTTATGTTTAACTAACGCGCAATAAAAAGCCCACTGATAAAATGGGCTAATAATATGTTAAATCAAAATTAATATGTCAAATGCGTATTAGTATGTGACAGTGTTTGATCAGAGGAACATCAAGTCCATAGCGCTACTGCCAGAGCTAAGCACTAACATTTCGTCAATGGCATCCATCAAGGTGTCGTATTGATCGTCGTACCCTTTTTCCTGGTCCATCAATACTCCAACGGTTAACAGGTCGCACTCACTAATAAAAGGGACCACCCAGTCAGTATCAGCACAATAGGTGCCATCAAACCAGGTTGTGTTGGCTATTTTGTCACCATCATCATTATGTATGCGTGGAATGAACACCTTGCCCATTTTAATCTGTGGCTGGCAATTACTATGGCGCACAAATTTGTTTTGATTAGCGCCACGCTGGATAGGGTTAATTGGCATATTTTTGCGCTTGACTAGGGTTGTTATTAGTCCTTGGCCTGCCTGCTTATCTTCAATTGACATACTTCTGACACCAATGCGCTGGGTAATTGGTATCATGGCGCCCCACTTATCCCACAAGCGCTCGGCCTCATCGAGTAAGTCAAGCGGATCCCATTTGCCGCGGCTAATATCTACTATGTAAAGGTTGCCATCGTCACCAACGCCAGCCAGTAAGAATACGGTAAAATCTAGTCGATCGCCGACTTTGCCTGAGTTGGTATCAACAAATATTGCTAGCGATTCCATGAATGGTAGCTGGTCATAACGCTTAAACCAAGACGTATCAATCAAGCCGCCTGACATTTTAGCCGGTGATTGCTGGTACTGACTAAGGAACGTGTATTCGTCGCGCTCCCATAGGTCAATGAGTTGATCGATGTGTTCCATTTCTGGCCAGTAAGACCAATACTTAACGCCATTAATTACCCGGCAATCTGAATCCTTAATGGCATCCCAACACATTGCGCGGATATCTGGCTCGAGCTCTAATAGGAAATCTTCGGTGATTAGTGCGGGTATTTTGATTAGCTTGAAATTAACGCCCATGCCACCAGCTAGGCAAAACCCTATTGTGTCATCAACATGCAATCGCTGCTGAATAAGAAAGAATGGCGTAGGGTGATCTTTGGATTTATCACCGCGCCGTGACCTTACCGTGTTCGTAAGCTTTCGATGCGCCGCTTCACGTTTGATAGGGCTAAACATATCCTCAGGTTTATCTGGGTCATCAAGATTGACAGAGCCGCTAAAGCCAGGGCCATAATAGCCACCACGACCACCAGTAATCTGACCACCCATGGCACGACTAACAGTATTGCCTGTGACCTTACCTTTTTCATTGACTATCTCCCATTCTTCGGCCTGATTAACGCCAAAAGAGCTAGGCCATAGTTCCTGGTATTCCTTAGAACTGATAATGTCCCTAGTGCGGCGTGAGTTACGTTTAACCAACGTGTCAGCAAATGACAGGTTTAGATTGCGGAAGCGCTTTAATACGCCAGTTTTAACCAGCATATTGGTATAAGCTGGCAGGTGAATCGACATGAATTCGGTCTTGGTGCCGCCAGGCGGTATTGATATGGCCAGATTAGTCGATGAGTGGGCGCCCCTGACAACCTTATCTATTTCTCGAGCCATCCAACGGTGATGCCAATTAACCAGCATCTTATCGCCCTGCAGTAGTTCGAACCATAACCGGGTGAAGTTAAGAAATGATTTCTCAGACCTAACCTTTATCGCGACACGATCAGGAAAATCCATTTCTTCCCATTCTAATAAATCAGTCAAGATCGTCCATCTTCTTGTTTAATTCAGATTGAGCCTCGGCGTATTGCTCTTGGCTGTATGCTTTAGGGGTCATGGAGCCGTCAGTGGACAAGTGGTCGTGCACTGACTTATCCTTAAGCCCCAAATCACGCGCAATAATATTAGCATTTAGCAAGTCAGCGGCAGCCCCAGAGAATTTCTGTTGGTAAATCGTTTGTTTAATATCTGCAACGATCCCTATAAAATCTTCACGTTTACCATAGTTAGACAAACAATCGTCGCTAATATCAAGGAATAGGCAAAGTCCGCCAATGGTCATTGCTCGCATCTTTGGTAGCTCTTCGGTAGTTACTACCCCTTGAAATGCAAACGCCTTGGTTTCGTACAGCGGGTTATCCTCACACCACTGGAAGTACTCGCAACATGCCTCCCATAACCTCTCTGGTGATTCGAATATTGGCTTTCGACCGTGTGAGCTTCTTGCCATCCAAAATCTATTTTCTTTAGGTGCCGGCATAGTCAGCCCTCAATTAAATTCAATAGCTCATTGTAACATGGTTGGGGAAACGTAATGATCAGCAAAGTTAATAGGTATTGGCTCAAAAAATGTCGGCACGGTAATTTTTGAATATTCGTCCAGGCATCCACTGACATTTATTGTTTTCGGCTTTTTGAGTTTTGGAGCGCAATTAACAAACTGCATTAGCGTCATGCCAAGATGCTTATCATTTGTGATGATGTAGCTCATGCGTTGAGCTGAATGAGTTAGATGTTTCTTGAATGATTTATTCATCGCCCTGCCCTCTTAAATTTCCCGCGTCGATTCTTCTTGTGCGGTGGTGTGAATGATTTTGGCTTTACTACGTGCTCAACGCTGTAGTTATTAAGTATAAATTCAAGAATAGATCTCGGCACTTTACTTGACCCTCTCCCGCCCATTGGTATTTTATCCATCATTCACCCCCAGCTGCAAAATATTAACCTCTAAATCTTCAAGGCTAACGTAGGTGCCAATATAACCTTGGCCTTGTAGCTCGACTTGTTCGCTGTTGGATATTGCATCGCGGATGGCTTGTTGCTTATCCTTGGTTGAGTTGCTAATTAGGCGATTCATTTTAGCTACATGAAGATCGCCAATTCTTTCATTAACTAGATCCTGATTGGCCAGCTCATCCTCTAGCTCGGCAATCCGCTTATTTGCTTTATTTAATAGTTCGATGTTTGGCATTATTTTTGCTCCCGTAGTTGTTGTGCGTATTGAGAAACAGAATATAAAGCTTCACAGTATTCTTGCAGCCCTTGCGGTGGATCGTCAGGCGGGAAGCCGGAGCCAGGGCTACACGATTTAACGGCTTCATCTATTGCATCAGCCTTAACGCTTGCTAGGCATTGTTTGGGTGTTTTATCTAGTAACTTAAATGCGTCTTTACACTCTTTGCATGTTCTGCACGATGGGTGACCACAGTTGCATTCATGTTGAGCCACGAAGCAAGAGAATTCTTCAATGAATTCATTAACCATCGCCTTTAGCTCTGCGATTTCTTGTTGTTGGGATTCAATTTGTTTACGGCTGCATCTTACACATTGGTAAATTGGGCTACCTTCCCCCCAAACTTCCTTGCCGCAAGTATCACTTGTGCCATGACCGGAACAATCTCTTTGTCCGCAATATTTAATATCACTCATATCTTTTCCTTAATTAATAAAGTCAGTGGCCAAGTAAGCCGCCATTATCAGGCTAATTGCAATCGTAAAGCACAGGTAAGGCTTAAACTTGAAGTTTGGCATAATCACCAAGCTCCGAAATAACTAGTCAGCAAAACGAACAGTACGCCCACGAATGCCGATGTGAAGATTAATGTTTTTAGGGTTTCGTTTTTCATTTGTCTAGCTCCTTGAGTAATGCGTCTGCTAGCTTTACGCTGTCCCTTGCTATTATTTCCGCGAAGTCGGTTGATTGGCCGTAAAAATCAGGATGTGAACTCATACCTTGCATTGCCAACCCTGCGAAATGTTCGCGTTTTGTTCTGTTAGCAGCGCACTTGTCAAATCTTAAAACAGCGATATCGTGATTTAGTCCAGCGACTAGCTTTTCGATTCCTTCACGCTCGTAGGCAGTAACAAAACCAGAATCGTTGTTATGACGGTATTGACGTACATGATCGATTAGATTGCTCATTTCTTCTCTCCAAATATTCGTTTAAATTCTTCTTCTAGTTCGCTTGGGAAATCTGGCATTGTGGATCCTTTGGTTACTTTTCGTCTACCGATGGTAGTAAATCTGCCAATGAACTCGAGTTTCGAGGGTCGAAATTTTTAATCGTTTCCTCCAGATCCTTGAATTCAATTTTTGCCGTTGTTTTAGTCAGCTTATATCCATGAATAGCCATGAACCACAAAAACCAATCAATGGTGTAAACATGGCCGTCACGCCAATTTACTGTGCAATCTTCGGCGTTATTGAAATAATTATGCAAGGTTCTGAATAGTTCTTTTTGCTGATGAAAGTCACGCATAAACGGAGGTAAGTGTCCCTGTTCTTGGCGCCATTGGTTGTTGCTTTTGTTCATGATATTTCCTTTAATCAATTTCGTTTCAACACCCCCACTATAACCAGTTACGTTTATTAAATCAAGCGTTGCGTTTAATTAAATGGCAAAGAGCAGAATAGTAA